CCCCCCTGTACAGCAACATTAAATGTGGTCGTACCAGGAACGTCAGACCCTATACGTATTCTAAATGTTGTGGCCGATGTTGTGCCAGCTACCATTTTGTATGTAAATGTACAGGATTTGTTAGTGATAGCGGTTGAATTCATTTCAGCACGAGATGCTAATGCGCCAGCCGTTGCGTCTTGGAACAGTGCTGCTATTATATGATTGGTGGCAGTGTGTGATACGGCTACACCTACATGAATTATCAATATGTTCGATGCGTTTGTAGGTGTAATCGCCAACGTCATATACTCATTGCCCTCGGTAATCTGAGGGATGGTATTATCAAGGGGAATAGTAGTAGTCCCAGTAGCCGCTGCACCAGTCTGGAAATTAACCACCTGAATTACATTACCACTTCTCTGTAACGTATCAACAGTCCCAGTCTCATCAGGTAACGTCAGAGTTCTATCGGTACTGGAGTTAGGTGAAGCAACTGTGAAGATGCCTGTACCCGAGGCATGAGGCGTTAGTGAAATCTTAGACAATTCGGTTTCCTTTCTTACTCATTCTGTGACCTCAATCCAGTTGGTTGTGTCTTCGTTCCAAGTGTAATCCTTACCGTCAGTAGGATAAGCAACAGGTGCAGCCCATTGACAAGTAGCTTCATCTAATAACCAGCTTGGATAATGCTTAGGCGAAATAAAAGCATCTCGTGTTGTGTCGTATGTGTATCCGACTCCTGCTGGCGTTTCTACCAGTCCACCGAAGGTTGATGTATTACTCCCTGAAATTACTGATGCCATGATATTCCTTTTAAATTACAACGTAGCGTGCGCCAGAACTTACGGTAACTGTGACACCACTATCAATAGTTATCGGGCCTGTACTCATTGCATTATTAGTAGCTACAATGGTGTAGTCTGTGGTGACACTCTGACCGTTCTCATAAAAGATAGCATCAGAACCTCCACCAGAAGCTCCTCCACCTCCACCAATAGCACCCCAAGCAGAGCCATCATAGCCCTCGAAAGAAGTATCAGTAGAATTGAACCTTAAGTTACCTGTTGTAGGAGAGACATCTCTCTGTGCCGTAGTGCCTGTAGGCATCACAGCAGAGCCTGTAGAGGATGTCTTAGCTACTGTGGTAGCCGGTTGGTTAGCACTATCAGCCAGTGTCCCCTGAGCAGCTGTAGCGTAGTCTGTTGTATCAAATGCTTTTACTTGTGCCAGGTTAGTGACTTCACTATCCATCAACGCACCTGCAACAGTCACATTAGTAGCGTCTGTTACGTCTGCACTTGTTTCTATACCACTTAGCTTAGTGCTGTTTGCGTCAGTGAATGCGTTAGTATCTGCATTACTCTCGTAGGCAGTTTTAATCTCTCCAGCAGTTTGATCCGCAGTAGCACTTGTCTCAATACCAGATAGCTTAGTAAACTGAGTATCAGTAAACGCATTAGCTTCTACCTCATAAGCAGCCTTAATTTCAGCACCTGTTTGATCTATAGTTGCAGCAGTCTCGATACCCGCTAATTTAGATTCTTCAGCAGTAGTGTAGGATGCAGTCGTAGCTGCAAGAACAGAGTCAAAAGCCTGGATGTCAGTACCTATAGTTAATCCTAGGTTATCCCTAGAAGTACTTGCGCTTAATACATCAGATAAATTGTTAGACGCTTGTAGACCAGTACCAGTGTTTATGGACTGCCACGCAGAACCTGTGTAGGTCTGCATGACATTAGAAACAGTATTGAAGTACAATGCACCAGCACTTAAAGCATCACCGTCATTGTCAAGGGTAGGGTCAGATGATTTAGCACCTAAGTACCTGTCGTCAAAAGAATCATAAGAAGCAGCAGCGTCTGTTGCTGAGCTTGCGGCAGCAGTTTCAGAGTTAGAAGCATTAGTGGCAGAAGTAGAAGCCTCAGATGCTCGTGTTGTTGCAGTAGATGCAGATGTTGCAGCAGAACTGGCTGAACCAGCGGCAGCGGTAGCTGATATAGCGGCCTCAGCAGCCTTGTTAGAAGCTACGGATGCCTGATTAGCAGCGTCTGTTGTAGCGTCTCCTGATCCACCTGGGCCTCTATATATAGCCATTTAACTGTCCCTATCTATTTGCGATGTACATAGTTACTTCAAATCCAAATCTCATTTCTGTATATTCAGGTTTAGTCCACATCATGTTTCTCCAGAGTATTTTAATTAACTTATCTCTTTCGTGCCTTTTAATCTCGTTCTTGCGGCAGTAATTTGTCCAAAGCATATCACCCTCCTCGCTAAAGGTATAGGTGCGTTCCTTCGGTCTCCCTACTTCCGTCCTGATGGATGAACGACTTATGAAAACTCCCCAGACCTTATGAGCCTGGGGAGGTATTACAACTTACTGGTTAAGCAGGTACAGCCAAAGCTACAGCAGCATCGTCACGCAACTCAGCTACACCGTAAAGCATATCTGTCGTGAACAATGTTGCAAGCCACTCTTGCTTGTACTGGGTCTGTGAACGTACGCCCATTTGCTCAGCAAGACAGAAAGCATCTTTATGAGCCATCAAGCAAATACGGTCAGCACCTGAACTACCTGCACCAAAGTCAGCATTGGTAGATACAAATACTTTAACACCATATACATCACCAACAGAACCATTACGGATTGTGTTGCTTGAACCCACATCACCAGTGAACGCTTGCTCAGTAAATCGAGCAATGCTCATTAAAGTATTTCTGGTTGTAGGTGGAACAAGTAAAACACGATCTGACATAGGTACATCAGCGTCATCGAGCCTTTGGATTGAACGTCTTATCCCTGCATCAGCAAGCGCAGCAGCGTTTGAAGACGTAGAGTTATAAGCAGTTGCACCCGTAGAACCGATCCATGCTTTAGTAGCTGTGTTAGAAGTAGCGTAGTCATCAGTGCCAAGTGTAGCACCGTTAACCAAACGACCAAGCCGTACAAGGTCAGTATCAACCTGTTTAGCAATAGCATAACCAGCGTCATCAGTGTAGAACTTACGCAAAGAGCTTAGTGCTTGTGTCTCTACGATGTCTTCAATGAAACGTGAGTATTCATAATGCTTGTTAATGTTAACGAGGATTTCACTCTCTGTAGCAGCAATCAGTGTGACCTGAGTTGATGCTGATTTAGCAGAGGCTGCTCCACGAGTTGGTTTAGGAATGTGAAGTACATCACCCTTTTTGCCTTTGAAAGACATCTTGGAGAACAAGTTTGCTGCAACAAGATTAGCCTTGTATGCGGCAACAATCTCATCACTCCAAATCTCAGGGATAAACTTCGCTGCGGTAGTGGTTGTTACATTATTAGTACCTAGTGCCATTTCTTATTTCCTTTAAGTTAATTGTAGACTCGTCCCTCTGCGTAAGCCTGAAGGATTTCCTCTGAATGTGCATAATATTTATCAGGGTTGTTTTTTAGAAGTTCTTGAATAGCCTTTCGAGAGTATTTCTTTTGTGAACTAATAGAAGAAGTTCCTGTATCAACAGAGGCAGCTTTAAGAGATTTACTTCTATTCTCTTTTACTTCAGTAGTGATTGGCTGCTGTTCTGGTTGCCTAACACCTGAAATAGCTTTCCAGGTGCTGATTAATTCAGTTGCAGCAGCTACGTCATACCTATCGTCTGCATCATCGTACAGTCTTTGTCTAATAGGAGAAGCATCTACCCACTCTTTAAACTGTGGGTTTTTTATCACTTCTACATAATCAGGAAACTGTTGTTGCAGATTCTGTTGAGCAGATTGAGCTTTCATTATCAAGGCATTTTCTTGTGCCTGTTTAATGGACGGATGATTGGATAAATACTCATCCATAGCTTCTGTTGGTTTTTTAAAGAATTTCTCGTTTGGGTCTTCAATCTCTTCTGATGACTGTTTATTTGCTGTATTTTTTAAGAGTTCCCGCTTGAGCATTTCATCAACGAACTTTCGATGTTCGCCAACTTCTTGAGCTTGCCTACCGTTGAGCTTTTCTAGCTCTTGGTGCATCTTAGCAATTTGTGCTGTAGACTTACCACGATACTTTTCAGGTAAATCATCTTCAGGGTTATCCTCTGGTGCTGGTTCCTGTTGTGCTTCTACCTGCACCTGTTCAGTAGGATCATCATCACCTACTTCATCAGGTGTAAAGTCAAGATTTTCTTCAATCGGATCTTCAAAATTAGCCATGTATAAAAACTCCTGTCACATTGTGATTATAGGAAATAAAAAATATCACTGACGCTCAGTCTCTACGTTTTTCAGCGATTCTTGTTGCTTGCTCGTGCTTCCTAGCCCATGCGTCTGCTGCTGTTGGAAAGTCACCAGTGACCCCCTCTAAAGCAATACGTGGTGCTGAGATAATACGAGGTGCTGCACACTGACAAGTAGGACACGAGATCGTGGTTACCTCTTCATCAATGTAATTCTCTGCGATGTGGTTTTGTTCACACCTGAATTCAAACATTCTTTTACTCATTGTTTAGTTGCTCCCAGGCTTCCTCAGAAAGTTTCTTGAGAGTTCTAATCCAATGTAAAACATCTAACTGTCCTTTACGAAAGTGCATTTCCTCAACGGTTTTAGTAGCCATCAAGTTATCTCTTTCTTCAATCATTGTTTCTACATCTGTCAACAAATCTGTGTAGCCTTGTGTCGACATCATTTCAAATCTTGCTTCGTAGTACGCCTGGAGTTCTTTATCCAAATGGAGTTCTCCTAAATGATAATGAGTATTAGAATGAGAATGATTCTCATTTACATAATGTTACGGCATTATACCACAAATGAACAACAAAGTCAAGCATTATTTACTGTCTGGTTCTTTTTTCTTGCATCTGTCTCTCAACTAT